GCGGCATCCATAAAGTTATTGATAATCTTGTAAGCATCACTAAATGCGTCCTTGTTGTTAGGATCTACTACCTTTTGCAAGGTTACGCTTGGATCATCTAAAGTTTGATAACCTGCGGTTTCAGCATTAGTAGTTAAACCGTAAATAGGTCTTTGTGAGTCGCCATTACCGTTGAAAATTAAAGCGTCTTCCCAATTTGCTAACGCGTCATGAGTAGCGGTTGCACGGTCGGTAATAATATCGATATTTCTACCGCCGGTGTGTGAACGCTCTAAATCAGCTTGTGAATATTCGAATCCAGCTGCCTTCTCCGCAACATAGCCTACTTCCCTGTGGTAAGTTACATCAGTGGTAGTGATGTCTGTTGCACGGTCGGTGTAGTCTGATGCTTGGCCCATAATTTCTTTCCATGCCCATTCGTAAGTAAGTGCCCATGGATCGGGAAGCGGTTTTAGCTTGAACATTGTTCTACCTTGAAGTTCTTCTCCTTTTGGTTGTAAAACAACTGGGTCAACAACATTGAAAAGTTCACTATAGGCAGTTCCAGTATTAAATCCTGCTTTTGGCATTATTTATCCCCCTTCTTATCGGTGCCGGTAGTTGATGATGTACCGGCTGATTGATTATTGGTGTTTGTATCAGTTGCTGGTGTTGATAGCTTGTCCGCTGTGGTGCCTGTGCCAGTAGTACCCATGTCAGTCAAGTTGACATCTACGATTGCGGTACCATTAGCATCGCCTGCAGTGATAAAGCGACCAACAACGGGCTCACCCGGCTTAGCTGGTCTAAAAGTACCATCGGCACTAATAGTTGCTTGATCTAAGCGGTCAACGTCTTCAGTAATTGGAACTGACACGCTACCACGGCGTAAAGCGCCAATCTTTTCACCTTTAAGCCAGTGGTCATTTTCAATGTCATCGTAACTATGACCAATTACGTAAGCGCGCTTAACTGAAATTGCATAGATAGGTGCCTTAGTTGCTACTACGGCTTGATTGTCTTGAATATCAAGAGCAACACCGTAATCGATATCAGTAGCAGCGGTAACGGTATAAATTGAGTAGTCCTTTAAAGAACCGATTGTTCCGTTACCTAATTCTTTCTTTTGATAAAGTTGTCCAACTGGTAATGGCATTATTCATTGCCCCCTTCGTATAAGTTTTGACGTGCTTCAAGCGCCTTTTCTACGGCGGTCTTTTCATTTGAATCACCAGCGGTGCGACCATAACTTACGCCACCAGCGTTAGTACTAAATAGACCTTCATAAAGACCACTTACAAAGTCGTCACTTTTATCTGAGTAATCACGTTCGCCCAAATTTTTATTAAGGGCGGCTTCTTCAACTTCACGTTCGCTCTTACCGGCAAAGTCATAGCTGTCACCAACAACTTTCTTAGCTCTTTCACGAAATGCTAAGGTCTTGCTAATCTTGTCTTCGAATGCGTCCCCTTCAAGTTGTGACTTGAGTTTCTTATTTTCTTCTTCTGCACTGTCGGCGCGTAAGTTAGCTTCATCAGCTTTCTTCTTAGCGTCAGCGGCTTCTTTCTTGTTCTTATCGCCAGAGCCTTGTAACTCCTTAATTTGCGCATTAAGTTTGTCACGCTCTGCAATAAGCTTTTCTAGTTTGCTGTTGCTGTCGTCAGCGTCACCAACAAGCTTCGTTAACTTGTCGGCATCTTCAACAGCAACGCTAATATCACCTTGCTTGGTATGTACTTTTGTAAAGTCCATCTTTTCACCTTTCTTTTTTTCGTTATCTTCAGGAATTTCTTCTGCACTATCAGCCGTTAGCCTTACCGAGTGACCAGCGCGACCACGGTCTACAATCGCAACATGATTAATTCTGATATTGGTTTGCTTAGCATCGTAGGCTTGCCCATTAAGTTCACCTTTAGTTGGATCAAGCTGCATTTGAAAACCAATTGATAATTCTTGCTTGCCGTGCCTGATTTTGTTGATTAAGTCACTATCAGTTATGGTCAAATCATTTCTGATAGTCTTGGTTGCTTTATCAACACGGGCATGATCGGACATAAAGCCCTTCATAAATCGCTGGGAATTATCACAGTTAATCATGATTGTGTTGCCGTTTGCGTCGGTTGGGTGGTCGTCAGTAACTGGTTTGTTATTGGCTGAATCAACCGTAGCAGCTGAGAACAATTCCTCTGGTGTCTTAGCTTCTTGAATTCGTTGCCCATCGAATTGACGGTATGGTCGTACGCCCTCACATGTGATTGGCACATTCTTGACGTGCAGAAACCCCGTTATTGGATCGATAGTAAATTTATCGATTGGCGTAGTAGTTTCATACCTAATTGCGCCCATAAGCTATGCACCGTAAGGAACTTCAACCGGTTTGTTAGGAATGTAAATTGTTTGACCTTCTTTAACCTTCATCGTTGCTTTGTTGATGTGGTTGAAGTATCTAAGTTGCTGTAAAGCTACAGAGAACTTTTGAGCGACATCAAACAAACTTTCATCTTTACCAATCACGTAAGGCTTAGCGTCAGACCAATCAAACATTCCTTTAGGGTCCTTTGCTGGTTCAACCGGCTTCATAACCGGTGAACTGGTTGGCTTATCAATAACCGGCTTGGTAGCACTATTTAAAAGTGAACCCGTTAAGGGCTTGCTTGTACTACCTGCTGGTGTACTTGTTGGTGTATTATCTGCCATATTTCTGGCTCCTTTCTGCATAAAAAAAGCACCCTTCATGAGTGCTAATCATCTATTACTGGCATCGCAACACAACGGCAATTAATCGGCTCACCTGGAAGCTGTCCATCGTCACCGCCATCTGGATCATCGTATCTAAAAACTTGTTGATCTAGTATTTGGTGTTTAGGTCTAACCCGTCCATCCTCCATGGATTGCCATAGATATTTTTCAAAGCCCGCATGTGTGGCGCGGTATTTATTCAACTCGGCTAAAATACTGCCTGTTTGATCGTTAGCAATTAGCCGAGCATGGTTATATGACATATTCGTACGCTTAACAATTGCGTTGGTTAATTCCGTGGCACCCTTACCATCACTAATTGCGCGGTAAATGTCGCTTTGCAATTGGGCGACGTACTTATCCCGCATTGAAGTGATGTACGAGGTGTTTTCCTTAATCTTTGCCTTGATAAACGCTTGAATAGTCGGATTGCTTTTAATTGCTTGTGATGAAATTGCCCTAGCTTGCGCATTGACATTGCTATAAGAAAAACTATTTACTGACAGTACAAATTGAGTTGCAACATTTTCAAGTTCCTGTTTACTATTAGAATTCTTTATAGCCAATATCATCAACGCAATCAAAGCGGACAACCGCTCTATTTTGTGAGGGTCATTTTCATCATCATCTGAATCAATCGACAACGCTCCGCCTAACATGTAATTCTTCAAATAATATTCTGCATACCATTGCGCTTTCTTTTTCCATGACAAGACAAGACGCTTTAAAGCCCCCAGATACGATTTTTCCAAGTTCATGGGGTATCTTGTCTTTGGGATTGTTTTACGTCTCCTTGCCATGGTTTTTTGCTCCCGTGAGGTGTTTTTCTATCTTAGCCTTTTCTTTGGCAAAAGACTTTCTATCTTGTTCGGTAATGTCATCATCGGCACTATCGCCAGTTAACTGAATTGGAATTGCTTCGTTAGTAGTTTGTTGAAGTAAAATATCATGGGCTTCATCAGTAGTAAGAAAGCCACCATTAATTGCTGTGGACAACGCTGTGGAAAGCTTACCAAGGTTATCAATCTTTTCACTATCGGTGAGTGTCTGCAAAGAGTAGAACTCGATGTGCCAATCTAGTGAGTCAGGATCTTCTGAACCGCCGCCCACATTTTCGGACCACATCAGCAACTTAACCAGCCACTCAAGTTGCGGCTTAATTGTCTGCTCTTGAATAGCCCTGATACTATCGTAGTAATTTACTACGTCCTGTGAAGCGCCAGCCAATGTACCGGCCTGTTCACCCATCAAAATCGATTTAGGAATCCCAGTTGCGGTACTAAGTTGTTGCCAAGCAAAACTAAATAGTGAATCAATACCGCCCGGCTTATTTGAAACTTTTTCCAGGTCATCGTCTTTCCCAACAACTACCAGTGACTCGGTACCCATGCCGCGGCTCATTCTGTGATCAGTTTTGCGCTGGTCATCCTCAGACAGATCAAAATAAGCATCGCTTTTCCAGACTTTCATGTTGTACTCGTAAAGCATTTTGCCTGTTGAGTACAAACCGGTATCAAGAGTTTTAATCTGGTCATAGCACCGCATTAGCAAAGATGTACCCGTTGCATCGTCTTCCATCTTGTCCAGCGAAATGTGTCTATAGCGGCTACTGTCAATTGTGATACTTTCAGGCTCTTTTGAATTATCATCTGAGCCATCAGATAGGCCCTCAAGTACCAGCTTTTCTTCTTTGCCAAAGTTTTCTAGCGTTGGGTCGTTACAAATCTGGTTAGCTTTGACATGCATTTGACTAAAAGCATTGATTGAATTTACTTTTAAAATGTTGTGCGGGTCTAATGGCTGTTCTAAGCTAGTTCGGTGTTTTTCATCAACATTAACGTTTAAATATGCATCTCCAATGATATTTCTATAAATAATTTCACTAGCAATCTTTTCTTTAGGCAATAATGCATCTAAAGCCGCTTGATAGACTACTTGCTTTTCATCGTTGTTGTTAATCACTATCCGCCAGCCGTTTCGAGTTGCTGTTTCAGCTGGTAAACGGGCGATTCGGTTAGCTAAAGCATTAGACTTAAACAGATGGTCAGCTTGTTTATAGTTGTATTTTCTATCTAAATCCCTTGTTGAAATAAAAGAAGACGTATCACCGAATCTGCTGGGTGTTACGCCTTTACTTTCGTAATCCATAAAGTCAGCACCGATTGTAATTTGTGCTGGCTTTTTCTTTTTGCCAAATCCAAACAATTAATGACCTCCTTTCTAAATAAATCCAAGTGATATTTTCCGTTTATTTTTCATTAGGTACTTAATCGCATAAGTGGCTGAGTCTACTTGGTCATCATGCGGCATGTTAGGAAACCCACACCATTCTTCAATCAATTCTTCTGATTCGGGTTTCCATTTAGGGTGCGGTATATATACCTGTCCCGCTTCGAAGTACGGTGAAACAGAAGCAAAACGGGCTTCTTTGCTGTCCGCCCCTGGCGATACTGGCATAATTCCAGGTATTTTCTTTTTCAAAGTATCAAGAATTGCGGGACCGTTTGCCTTGTCTTCAACTAATTTCGATGTTGATTCTGGGTAAAGTGTTGACTGGTACTTAATAGCTTCCAGCGTTTGTGTAAAGCTTAACCGCTTGTGGCACCAACCAGGACGCAGAAACACCTCCGCATCACGTCTTGACCATGTTTGACCTGCCACATAGTCGTCATTTTCTTTAGATTTAAAGGTTGCATCCCATGCTTGAATGGTTTGCTGCAAGTGTCGTGGCAAAATTTTGACTTCTTTTTCAGTTAAGTGAAGCCGCGCCATCGTCTCACGATCAGGAACATAGAACTTAATCCACTCACGCTTAATAATGTTACCCTCCTGCACCGTTGGTGCCTGCTGGTACATAGCATTAAATTTTTGAGTACCTAAATTACTCTTCTGGGTTAGCAGCTGCTTAATTGGATGCTTTTCTGGGTTTAAGGCTTCACCATTACGTCTGCCTATAGCATCGGTTTGACCACTTGGTAAATCATAAGCAATAGCAGGAAACTTAATTTCTTCCCAGTCAAAGTCCATTTTGTCTAGCAGTCTGCCAGCTAAATCGTCGGTACTCCACCTAGTCATAATTACGATAATAGAAGCGTTAGCAGATAGACGGGTTGAAAATGTTGAAGTCCATTCTTGCCAAATATTTTCCCTTACTGTAGGCGATTGTGCTTCTTTTGCGTCTTTGATAGGGTCGTCAATAATCAACAAGTCCGCTGGTCGACCAGTACCACCACCTTGAATTGAAGTAAAATACGCTTCACCACGGTGCCCTGCAACGGTAAAATCATTGGAACTATTTTTGCCGATGGTCAAGCCGAATAATCGGTTAGCCCAATCAGTGAAATGCTGTCTTTCTTTGCAGGCAAAACGAGTATACATATCTTCACCATATGACGTTACCATTACCTGATTTTCAGGGTATTTCATCAGGTAATAGCTGGCGAAAGTCTCAGTCACACACATACTTTTTCCGTGTTGTGGTGGAAGTTCCAGTATCAAATGTTTCTGCTTACCATCAATTATTTCTTGAAGCTTGCCACAAATATACTCGATGTAATCATAAAGCTTGGCGTTAATATCAGAATTAGCCAATAAAAAATAATAGGCGTAGCTTCTGCGTGCTAGTTCTTCCCTAGCCGCTAACGCTATACCTTGCCTTTGTTCATTAGTCAATTCCACTGATATCAACTCCTTGGTCTAAATTTGCTAAACGCTTTAAGGTATCCATGTCTAACTTGCTCATGCTATCTCTTGCCTTACTTGCAGTGGTATCAATCTGTTCAAGTTGTTTCTTTAACAACTTGTTTTGCAAACGAGTTTGTTGGGCTTTAGCACGATTTAAACTGGTTCTTGCCGCTTGATCTCTTAACTTAGTCTGTCGTTCAAGGTAATAAACACTTGCTTCGGTATCTTTTTCGTTAGTGATCTTCATGGCAATATTCAATTTTGCCCGTGCTTCAAGTTCCTTTTTCCACCTAGCAAACTTAGCGACATAACTTGGATGTCTCTTCATATATCGACGCCACGTATTTGTAGAGATTTCAATTTGTTCACAAGCTTCTTTAAGACTACAGCCAGCAATAATAAACGTTTGAAACTGATTTAATTTTTGTTCTGTTATTACTTCGGGTCTACCACCCTTATCTTTTGTAGCTTTTGCCAAACTGAAATCACCACCTTTTTAGGCAAAATAAAAGAACTGATTTACTAACCAGTTCAATAAACAACTTTCTTAATTTGTCAATTCTTTTTTCTTTCTTATTTTTTTAAGCTGTTGCTTCTTATAAGCTTCAAAGTTCCCTGCTTGGTTTTGCATTAACTTTAATTGCTTAATCTGCGAAGCTAAATCATTTAATCTTCTAGCAGCGTTTTCTAAATCGTCAGAACTAAGATAGCTTTTATTAGCTGATCTTTTAAGATCATCACCAACTAAATCAATTTGCTTCTTTAAACTTTGTTCGGATAGTTCTAAGCCTTTTGTACCTAATCCACAAACCTTTTGCAATAAATCGAATTCTTTTTCATCAAACATTTTTAATACCCCTTAAAATGAAAATACATACTTATCTTGAACTAACTTGCCGTTAATATTAAGCTTTTTACCGTGATTGTAACCAGCCTTTTCGTAAACATCCCTGTCTACTAAAAACATTTTAGTGGAGTATTCTTTCCCACCGATATTATTAGACCTTGTGCTTACACTAACCAAGCCTAATTTTTCAGCAATTTTCTTTTCAACGTAAGCGTGTGTGGCCTGCTATAATTACTCCCTCATTGTCCACAACGATAGGCTGTTGCCAGCCAAATTCTTTAATTGAATTTGCTACAGCGTCAACCGCGTCATCGTTGTCACGTGGGTTATTTTCATAGGGCTTAATTTCATCAATTGATTTAGCTTCTACTTGCATGATTTAGCCTCCTAAACTTTTAAGCACTAACATAATCGTCATTAAACATATGAACACAACAATAACTGCTAACAAAAACGATGAGAAACGTTCTTCACACGAGCGTTGCACTCTATCTAATAATGATGGAACAGGAACAGATTTAATACTAATAACCTTACCGTTCTTATCTTTAGTTACCACGTAAGTTACTTTCTTTCTATTCATTTTTGCATTCCCTTAAACTTCCTTTACCGTTGTTGGAACAAACTGCAAATATTCATCAGCTACAAACTCATCATCTTTAGTAATATAAGTTACTTCAAAATAGCGATTAGAAAGTTTTGCTTCATCTTTGCCCTTAAAATCATGGATACAGAACATAGCCTTATAATTACGAGCTATATAGCTGTACCAAGTCATCTGGATTTTTGCCATTAATTCACTTTTTGAAAGATCAGCATTTAATCCAACTTCTAAAAGGTAATCTGCAATTTTCCCTTTAGCAATTCTAATAAAAAGTGAATTTGTCATAGGTGCTTCTTCGTTATTTTTCATTTCCTAACTTTTCTTACCAAATCTATCTAAGTAATCTTGCGGCATAAAGCCCGTTTCTTGCTTAAATAGAATCTTCTGCTTGATGTTAGCAACTGTATTAATTTTGCAGTACTTAACAATTTTTCTTGCCTTAACTAAACGGCTATGTCTTTGACATAACTCAAAGTACCGTGTAGGTGTCATTAGTACAGGCCATCCAGATTACTTGGGTCAAACGCACCAGGAACTTTCTTATCTAGTTCTTCCTTGGCTTGTTCGCCTACATCTTTAAAGTGCTTTGCCAGCTTGTCTTCAAGTTTCTTATCAAACTTAGCATCCTTTGCGGCTTCTACTTGCTTTGCTACCTGTAAAATGGTGTCTTTGTAAACTACGCCAATGACTACACCAGCGGCAAAAGTTAAAATTTTGTTCATAATTTTTCCTCCTAAAAACAAAAAGCAACAGCTTAGCTGCTATTGCAATTCACGTGATCCTGAATTTTTTGGATTCTAGTAGCCCACATCGCTGACTACAACGAGTAATGTTGGATTCGAACCAACACGGGTGCACTTCGTAACCGATTCAATTGAATGTGTTGTGAAACTGTTAATTATGGTTATACGCACCAGATTACTCAACGGGCACCACGGGTATTGAACCCATGCTACTCACCTAAATTCTTGGAGAAATCTAAATTAATAATAAGCATTAACTTAACGGTGAGCAGACTACCTATCCGCCCATATAGGCAAGCCTCTTCAAACTTACCATCGAGCTTATCAGGACTAGAACAATGTTTAATAAGCTCAGTCCGCTCGGTGGATTTACACGTCTTCGCAGACTACACAAGCTGAAGGATTCGAACCTCCGATTCTAGTTTTGGAGACTAGCGTGATACCAACTTCACCAAGCTTATAGGAGATAGGGCTGTGCTTTTTGCACAACCCATTTATTTATAAAAAAACAAAGGTTTATAATGACTCAAAAAATAAACACTAATTTAAAAGTATTGAGCATCGTCAAAAGATCAGATCTCTTTCCTAATCTTTCGACTTTACTAATATAACCCGCTTTAATGGTCAAGTGTTGGTCAAAAATGCGCCAAAAATTGGCGTTTTTCGGTCAAAAATTGGCGTTTATTGGTCAAAAATTGGTCATCCATGCACCATCAACACGGGAATTAGTCTTTCAGCATTGTACTTCTTGCGGTACCGCTCTAGGTGTTGAGCGAATATATAAAGTGCTTCGTCCCTTTTACGTCCGTACGTTCTTGGAGAATAATTCATATCGTTATAAATCCATTGTGCAAAATCGTTTTTAACGTATCTTCTAATCAAAATTTTGCGGTACGGATCTCGTACAGTATCAGGACAACTATTCATAGCTTCAACCACGGCACGGGTAGCATTTTCACAATCCTTGACAATTGCATCGTACTTGTCCTGTTGCTCAATAGCCTTTAAAAATTGGTCGGGCTGATGATTTACGTTGCCGCTGCCATGAACGCCTGTAGGGTCAAGAAGTGGACTAGATAAGTAAGTTACCGGCAAACCTGAATAATTCATGATGTCCGGAAAATCATTTTCAAAAAAATTCTTTGCCTTGCTAATTGTTTTTTTTTTATCAAAATTCAGACCTGCTAAACTCACAATCTTCACTCCCATGAAACCAGCCACGCTGGTGAAACTTCTAATACTTTTGCTAATTTCTCAGCCCTACTTAACGAAGGCTCTCTTTGTTGCTTGACGTACCATTCAAGTGATCTCTCACTAATACCACTTAACTTAGATAAATCCTTTAAAGTAATATTTTTAGCAGCACAAGCTTCTTTAATCTTTAAAAACGCCATTACCAGGCTTCCCGTGAGTCTGGAACTAATACCAATATTGACCAACATACTAGAACTGGCAAGATTATAAATACTATTCCAAGAAACGCATTAAACCAGTTACAATGCGGCATCCATAGAATAAATAGGTTGCTAATAACGCCAAAACAGATAATTCCAAATGATTGAGCTAGCTTTAAATTCCAAGTTTTTCTTTTACTTGCTAGAACTATACCAAGGCTAAAAGCTGTTAAGCCACAAGCATATATAGCAACTACCAGCATAATTAATTTAAAATACATTGTTTCCCCTATTCTCTTCATACTTCCTTGTAATCTGGATAACCATAGCCGATTAAGCCTTCATTGACGATCTTTACAGCGTCCTCAACCGATCTAGCTATACCGTGGATTACATGCTTATGCATTAAATCAAGATGGTACATTTGTTGCATTTGACTAATTCGTCCTTTTGGCGCCTTAACTTCAATAAAAAATACTTGCTTATCTTTTAAACGGTACCCGATTAAGTCAGGAGTTCCAGGCTTAACCCCCCTGAAAAGATGACCATTCCTTGTAGGAATAGCACCAGCATTTAGCCTAATGACAGCGCATCGCCGCCAATTTAAGGTGGCAATAATTGCGTTTTGAATCCTATGTTCGGGACCTGGTCCCCGTCTCACCCTTCTAACTCGTTGCATCCTTTACTCCTGCGTTTTCAAAATGATTTTTAAAGCATCCTCGCTTACGTGATGAGTTGCATGGTTGCCATAACTGACAAAATGCAAATTTAAGTCATGTCCCATCACATAAGTTTTAAAGCCGTCTGTGATTGTTTCTCCTACTTCAATGTCTAACATCAATTCACCTCTTATCAAATTTTTAAGCTAGTTTGTGCGTTGGAATTTTGAATTTCACGTTGAAGGACAAAATCAGGATACCAATTGTGAGTAAATTCCATAGCTTTTTCAAAGTATTGCTTTTCTAAACTGTCATACCTTGGAATTTGAAACTCTTTTTTGAAATCTCTACCAAACGCATTAAATACTTTTCTAGCCTTAGTTTCTTTGTAATAATTGCTATTTACACCGCCAATGGCTTCAATTACCTTCTTTTTTCTTGCTTGAAGCAGCTGGTAGCGTTGAACTTCACTTAATTCACTTGTTTTCTCAATATGGTCAACACGGGCTTCAACCTTGCCCATTCTCTTAACAAGGCGATTAGCAACCACCATAGTTAGTTGTAATTGCTCTTCCGGCGTTTGCGGTAAGTTGTCTTCATTTCTAATTAATTCGTCCATTCGATTAAAGGCTTCAATGTATTCAAGCTTGAACTTCATTGCATCCCTGCCGGTAAAGCCCATTGCAAGCAAGGTGAACCCGTCACGGTTCATGTAGTACATTGGCTGTTCTTGCCCCCGATCATTAACATAAGTGCTTTCAGCAAACATCTTTTTCACTGCTGAATTTTCAGCAGTGAGATTTCTAATACTTTGAAGCACATTTTTATGCTCTTTACTAAAAGTAGCAGCTACTTTCAAGCTAGTTGTTAAAGCCTTCTGACTTTTCATGATTACTAAGTCATTCACCTTGTGACGCTCCTTTCATAAACTCAGCCATTTTTTTACCGTCTTCAAACGCTTGTTCAGCTCTCCCCTCAGCGTAACCGGCGTTGTAATTATTAGTACCTACCTCTTTAACCAATCGAGCTAAAATCTTAGCCTGATTGTGATTAGTTACTAACTTTTCTTGATCGATTAAGTCATAGCCCTCAGAAGTAATAAGACCGCTGATATTTTGAACAGCTAAGATATTTTTTAAGTAAGTTACTGGTTCACTAGTCATTTTTTTATTGCTCCTTTAGTTGCCTCAAATTCCATGAAAAGCCTGAAATAGCCTCCATAGCCTTGGCCATTTGCTTTACATTTCCGTAACCACCATGAAAATTAACGTCGCCGTTAATATATAATTCGCAATAAGGAAAATTACTGCAACGAATGTAAGTCACGTCAGGAGTCCCCATGCCTTCCACTACGTTAAAATTATCATCAATATCTTTTAGGTCCTTTTCTAGCTGGTCAACTAGCTCTTTGCGTTTTTCTTTCAAAGTTGGTTTGTGAGGTACCGTGGTAATCACGATACGTTTTATAGGATGCGGCAAACCCGGTGATTTCGTAGAATAATCCGTGAAGTTGGGCTCAACATTCGCACCCTCAACATCGCCAACATCCCTGCCAAAATACTCTTTTAATGCTTCTGTTAGTTTCTTTTCTTTATCGTTCATTTCTAACCCTCCTAAAACGGAATATCGCCGTTATTTCTAAGTAACTCGGTTAAGCCGCCAATTTCATCTAAAATTTGATCCGTTTTTTCTTTTTCGTACTGCTCAATCTTTTTTGCTTTAAAAGATTCATAATCTTCAAAATTGGCTTTCAAATAAGCATCAATGAATTTATGAGGGTAACTATTATCGTCATATCTTTGTTCAAAAGCTTCTTTAATATTTCTAGAAGGAAAACTGATAAGCTCACCTTTGAATCTTAGTTCACCTAAAACAGATTTACCCAAACCTTCTAACGCATCCGAACAAAGAGCATAAAACGTTTCAACAGCCTGTTCATGAATTCTCTTTTCTAAAAATGATTTCTTATCTGTCATTTCTTTAACTCCTTTACTTTGTCTTTCACTACCGTGTAGGCTAACCAAACCGAATATCCTGCCAGCCACACCATTGCGGTGACGATAAACATAACCAGTAGAACCTTGATTACATCTATCATTTCTTGAACCCTCGCTCTTTCATCCCTTTAATCCTTTCTTAGCTTCTTTTCATCAAACATATAGACAGCTAAATGACCGGCGCTTGCGCCGCAAAGAGGACAATGCAAGTTGTCTTCTGCCGTTAAAACATCGTAAGTGTCTATTGATACGTTTTCCCCGCAATTATCACAATGAAACATCATTTCATCTTGTCCATGTCCGGTTAATCTTTTACAGTTCATAAATTTTCACCCCTATCTCTGTTAGTCCGTCAAATAACCGTTGTCGGTCTTCTCCAACAATGCAGCCTATGCCTTTTCTGCCAATAAATTGAGCACATGCTATGTCGTCAGTAGTCCAATAGCCTGGCTGAGGTTCAGGGTGCACCACTTCGCTAAATGTAACCTTAATAGTGAATTCCCTTTGAACTAATGCATATTGCTTGCCGTCAACTAGCTGGTCCGCTGACGTGATCAGTTTTCTAGTCATCATCGTCATTGTGTGTCACCTTCTTCAAAAAATCATTGTCTTTATGCTCTTGCCTTAGCTTGTCGAATTCATGATCAATCAATTTTAAAAGCAATTCAGTATGTGCATCATGTTTTTTATCATTGTTCAAGCGCGAAAGTATTTCATGCATTTCATGATCATCAAGCATGGTCAGTGCTTTCATAAGCAAGCGCGCATTAACTACTCGCATTTATTCATCAGTCAAAACATGACCATCATTTGCGGTAAGGCTTTCGGCACAGTCAACCACTATCGCAGATTTGATATAGTCTAATGCAATTGTCATATCATCCGCACGTTCCACTGATTTCTGAATTTTCTTTACTGTTTCGTCTTTCATATTTATTAATCCTTTCTTAACTCAACTTGCGCGTCATTAGGTAAAACAATAACTTTTCCTCTTTGCCGGATTTCAATCTTTCCACCAGTCGAATCATTACCACCATTGTTATAGGGATACACACTAACATCACTATAGGTCTTAGAGCTCTTGTCCGAATAGATAACCACAACCTCCTTAAAATGCCCCGTATCAATACCGTTGGTGTTCGTCGTAGCACTATTCCACCATCCCGGCATCGTACAGCCGGACAGCATTACAGCGATAATTGACGCTAGAAATACGATTTTAATTTTTTTCATTTACTTAACCCTTTCTCTTTCTTATCTGCTTTAAAGGATCCTGTCGATCAAGCTCCCGCAGAATTCCAGCTATTTCTTCCATCGCAGAATTATGGCTTTTTTGCTTTGCATAATCGCAAACTTCCGAAAAGTTGGTGTCTAAATGAGTTCTTACTAAAAGAGCTCCGTTAAAGAAGCCAGTAAACATCCAAACAACTGTATATGTGGTGTTCGTAGCTTCGCAGTAAAATTGATCACCGGTATTTACATCATCAAAAGGTAAATCAAATAATTTTGGCTGATCCATATTTAGCCTCCTATACCTCTTTTTTCTTGTTCAATTGCGTAATCCATTACTTCAAGGGCTAAGCGGCTAAGGTCGTAAGTCATAACAACGATTTCATTCCAATCTTCGGGCGTTAGCACGTCACGCTTTTCAATTTGTTTCGCCTTATGCATCAGCTTGTGAATTCGGTTATCTAGCCCCGTATCAGACCACTTAGTATTTTCTAGTAAGTCGTTTAAGTCATTCATCGCTATTTCCGTTTCTTAAAATCTTCTAGTAACTTAGCTTCTTTTTTGTTTCTTGCGCCACATTGCGCAATTGCTGAAATGTATTCATCCCTGAATACCGTTTTCCAGCCATCGTCATCTAAATTATCCAAACGCTTATCAATTCGAGTTATAAACGGCATGACCGTCCGAATAAAGCCTTCTTCCGTTGAGCAACCTTTCCAAGCTACTTCATGTGAAATGTGAAACCTATCAAAAGTTTTCAAACTATCAAGCGAATAAGCTTCAATTCTCACGTTTTTTGGGTTTGCCATTGGTATAAAGAAGAATTTAAATCCCCTAATCGTGATAGGAACACCCCACCGTACCAGCCAACGACCTTCAACATCTAGCTCCATGCTGGACCGTGGCCCAACCTCAATAGCTACAAACTTACGCATTTTAACTCCTAACCTCTTCAATATTTTCAAACCCGTAATACTGACCTAACGCAACCTCCGCTTCAGTGAAATTATCAAACTCACCTAAAGCACATTTTTTGAAAGGATAAAGCCAGTACAACTCGTACTTTTCTTTTTCGTTAAGAACAATCTTGATAAGCGGATCACCGTCAAGACTTTTTACCCGAAACAGAACACTATGCATTGTGATCGTTTCTCACTTTTGGTGCGTGTCCAACCGTCCACGGTGCTGGCATTTCGTCCCTAGGGCGGTCAAAGAATTTATACGGTTCAAAGTGCGTCCCGTGGTTCAAATTAATGCCCCCCCGTTTTTTAGCCGAAGCCAGTTGTTATTTTCTGCTAAAGCTTCGTAAATGCTTTCTACAGTTACATCCTTAGTCTTAAAGGTTTGACCGTTTACGTAAGTAATTGCTACGCCCTTTGTATAGCTGTTCAAAGAACTAGGGCGGTTATGTGTAAAGCTACTGTTCTTGTAGTGACTTGGGTTGGTATCCAATTCACTAAATTTACTTGCTTTAAACTTACAATTGCCAAAATTGTACTTTGTATTCATTTTTTGTTTTTACCTTGTTTCTATAAATCTTTAATTACTAGTTTTGGATAGTCTGGTTGCATTAAAGCAACCATAAGGAAGGCTTTACCCAACATTTTTCTAAAAAATTGCCAAGTGGGTACATCTGCAATGTTAATAACGATTGATCCGCCGCGGCAGATACCATCTCCCGCATATTTTGTCTTTTTGATCTTAGACGGTAGCCAAACCTCAACTGTGCAAACGTTACTAAGCTTCCCTAAGTAGGCTTTACTAATCTGGTCAATCTCATAAGCAGTTAAATTAGGGTTGCTGTTTGCGTACTTTTGACTTGTTAGATAAAATTTCATGTTAATCTCCTAGTAAACCATGCTCAGCAAATGAAAAGTAATTTCCATTACCAACGATAAAATGGTCTAACATGCGTACTTTAATTAGCTCAGACAAATTTTTAATTGAATCAGTCATCTTTAAATCAGCTTTTGAGGGCTTCATTGAACCGCTTGGATGATTATGTACCACAATGAAGTTAGCGGCCCCATTAAGGCATAAGGTTTTAACGATTAGGGGCACTGAAATAGCTGAATTCTCTACCGTTCCTGAACCCACTAAATCATCAGAAATGATTTGTCCTTGGTTGCTTAAACTGATCAAATGCATTTCTTCGTGATCAGGTTCCGCATATTTGCCGGCTAGGTAATCGCCAAAACCACGTGAATCATGAAAGATCGGTTCCCTTGTAGTTGCTAACCGCAATTCCAGCTCTAGCAATCTGATATAAGCCTTTAGCCCTCTTTCAGATAAGTTGTTGCTAAACAAACCGACCGACATTTCTTTTTTAACGCCTTCAAGCGTTTTAAGCTTGTCATAGTGACTTAAGTCATCGCTTACTGTTTTAATCAAATCTTCCATGTTCATTTCTTGAATATTTTTTTCTTTGTAATTTCTTCGAGTCATTGTTCTAGTCCTTTACTTTCAAAGTACCAAGTCCTAAATAAACAATTTTTTGATCACCCGTAACTTGGATTTTCCTGCTATTTTGCGTATCAATCTCATAAAGATGACTATTGGGAATGTAGTCAATACCAAGCTTCCATCTCATAAAGGAATATTGAAAGACATTAGAGAGTTGACGTGGAGTTACTACGCAACCAATTTTTAAATCAAAAATCATTTTTACAGCCTATCCTTTAACTCTTCTTTGCTAATGCCGCAAAAAGTGCTATTTAGCATTCCTACTTTTTTGCCCAGTTCCCTCAGCGTTAAGCTATGCTTTTTCCTTAATTCTTTTAGCCTGTTCATCACTTCCCCCAACTTTCAGAATCCTTGTCAATTGCTAACCCATCACGAAGCATTTTTAGCAGGTAGGCGAATGGATCATTAACCATGTTCCATTGCATTTTCATGTCAAACTTGCTAACGACGGCTTTTAAGGTGTCAATGTTGCACCGGTAAAGCAAGCTTCTTAGTTGCTTAATTTCGTCATAGGTTGGATTAGTAGCCTTTTGCTTCATCCTGTCGTGCATCCTTGCCAGTTGGAAAAATTGTTTATAAATTTGTTCACGTTCTGGGTCTTCTTCTCTTCTTCGTCCAGAAGAAGAATTACTATCTGTATTACTATTAGATGTATTACTAGATGTATTACTAGTTACGCATTTTTTAAATACCCCTTTAGTATTTTTAATACCCCTATTTAATTTTTTAACGGGGGTATTTAATTTATTAACTACCCTAATAATTCGTTGAGTAACATTATTGTTAGTCGTATAAGTAGCTTGGATGTATCCTTTTTCTTTTAAGTCTGTAATCAATTGGGACGCTCGCCCCGAGGTTACTCCAAGAAAATCCGCAAAATGTTTATTACTTGCAAAGCAACCATTTTCACCGTCTAAACTATCGATTTCAGTAATTAGGACGACTTCCATAATCGTTAAATTTTCATCAAGCCAATACTCAACGGGAATCCAAACGCCTTTGAACTTGCGATTGTTTTCGCTTGTTTTTCTTTTTTTAGCGGTCATGCTAATCACCTAGAATGTCATCAAATAAACTTTGTTGCCCTTCACTCATTGGAGCGTCTTCTTTTTTATCGGGAAACGGGTCCGTTTTAGGCTTATCTACAATGTCTTTGATTACCTCGTCCTCCGATTTCGGTTTCTTTATCTTTTTGACTGCTTCTTTAACTTGTTGATCTCTTTCTTTTCTACAATCAACGGCTTTTTGCTTAGCTTTATCAAGATGGTGGTTAAGCTCATAATCACCAAGCAACTGCCTAATATAATCGCCGGTTGCCTTATCATGCTTACCCTTAATCCAGTTTTTAGCCTTAATTGAGTGATTATTAACGTAATCCTCAAAAATTATTTTGATAGCATTTTCATCAACTACTTGTGATTGATTCATTTTCTGGGCTTGCGCATCGTCGTCATCTTCGCTTGCAATCCCAAATGCGGCTGAAAGTGAATACCTTTTTCCATAACTGATCAGGCTTGCTGTTGCTTGTGCGTTACCAACGTTAACATTTTTGAACCAAACCTTATTAGTTCGTACACTGTAACCCGTTGCCGCATCAACAATTACAGTCTCAACAGTTACGCCCTCAGCACCGTTGTCAATGTCAAAATAGTAAGTAAATATCGGCTTGCCATCTTCTGCAGTCTTTTTTATCGCGTCCATGATTGCTTTATCAACATCAGCCAAATCCGCATACTTGTAAGTGTAGTGATAAGGCTTGCCATTTTGGGTGGCTCCTCGAACTTCAACTTTGTGTGTTTTTTTCGGCTGTACAATAGCCATCTTGACCATTGCTAGATGCATAGCCCATGAAGCTTTATCTTTTCGATTCTGCTGCTCATTCGTATAAGTAAGAATTTTTAGTTTTGGCTCATTGTCCGTTTTCTTATACTTTTTGATGTCAAAATTCTTAATTAATTCTTGATTTGGCTCAATAAAATCACTAAACCCTTGTTCTTTTGTAGTCATTATTTAATTCTCCTTGCTTTAATTCCCCAGTCTTTCAAAAAGCTGTTCAATTGATCAACTTGGTACTTAGTAACGTTTTGAAATTCAAGACTGAAAGTATAAGTCTTGTCCTTAACTTCTCCTGTTTGAGGGTCAATTGCCTTATCGCCATGCTTAACCAAGTCGGCTTGTTCTTTTTGCTTGGTTTCTTTTTGCTTTTTAGCAATTGCGATTAATTCATCTTTTTCCGCTTGCATGTCATTGAGAATCTCATCAAGTGGGACCTCTCTTTGCAATTGGTCGAAGTAGTGAGCAAATGGAATTCCTAATTCGTCGGCTTTTTGAATGATGATTCGTTTATTAGTTTCGAGTTGCTGCTTATTTTTGCGTAAAATATCAACTTGCTCGTATAATTCAGCTTCAAATTTAGGGTTACTGTAAGTTTTGTTATCCCAGCTAGCGTTATATCTAATCTTGCTAGGATCTACTCCAGCGTCCTCACAAGCCTGTTTAATGAATTTGACATGTTGATCATGCTTATCTTGTCTTAACTTGTCGTCGTAATGTTTAAGCTGTGAATCGATGTTTTTTGTTGTTTCGTCAATAATTGCGATTAAGTCGTCAATGTTAGCCTTGAACATTTTTGCCGGCTTTTGAATCCCGCTAGTGATCGAGATTCTTTGTGAATTGATAGTTCTTTTAAGCTTGTTAAGATTTTTCCTTACTTCCTTTGAAGATTTAAGGTTTTGCGGTGTTACCGTCCAATCAGCGAATTCATCGTGAACCTTTAAGATGTTGCCCTTCATTTCTTCGTATTTTGGAAAAATAATTTCAGCTGGTTTATAGCTTACTGGGTACTCAATGCCATCAAATTGGATTAGTTCATTGTTAGTCATCGTAAATATCTCCTAGTTCTTCGCCGTCAAAGTAGTCAAAGATCAATTCTTTTAGTGAATCTTGGTTTAAATCGTTCCAATCGGCTAAAAAATCACCCATTGAAAAACTTGCTTTGCCTAGCCCATAGCCAAGTGACTTCGCAAGCCGATTCAAGTCGCCTTTATAGTCTTGGTTTACCTTTTTCATGAAGAAATCCATTGGCTTTTCATAAGCGTTGTCAAAGTCATCAGCATTTTTAGTAATTAATGCCTGTTCTTCACCGTCCCAGAAAAGAATTGCGTCTGGCTCTTCTAGTGATAGATCTTTTAGTGCTTGATTTTCGTACAAGTACTTTGTTTCTTTTACTTGTTCTGCATTTAACGTTTCCATTGTGGTATAATCTCCTTATTGAAATATTTTTTTCTTTGTTTAACACCCTTTACTGTCTCTAGCAGTAGAGGGCTTTTTGTTTTGCCAGACCAAGAAACTTCTTAACTTCTTTGGTCAATCTAGCGAAATCCCCACTAGCAACGCTAATAGCATTACTATTAGCAAGAACACTGCGTTGGAAGTCTGTAAGTTGATTCTTTTGTCCACTTGAAAAAGTTCGTTTATAAATTGATTCCATAGCTTCATTAGTCCCCCACTTGCTTCTTAATCACTTCTTTAAAAGCCTTAAAATCCGTCGACATCCCGTTTTCATCTGCTTCTTTCTTTACCCGCTCGTAAAATTGAATCGCTAGAATCATTTGTTGAGGTAGCGACGCCATAGTTGCTGTTTCGGTTTGTACGCCAACAACCGCATTTATTGCCGGCTGTGGTACCCGAAGGGTATCCTGAGGGATTTGAAGAATTGCAAACGAATTTTCGTTTTGAATAATTTCCTTAACTGCTTTTTGCAAAATGTCATAACCGTCTTGTCTCACTTTTTAGTCTCCTTAATTCGTTGCTGATAACCAGTCAGTCTTAACTTTTAAAACTTTCGCAAGTTCATGAAGTACTCGCTTGTTAGGAAAACTAGAGCCTTGCTCATACCGCCCAATAGTTCTAACTCCAAGCCCTACGGCTTCCGCTAATTGCTCTTGTGTTAAGTTCTTGTTCTTTCTTGTTCGCTTTAAACGAACTTTGAAAATTGCTGAATTATTCATATGCTCACCTACTTTCTAAGCTTCTTTACGGCACGTACGCCTAAAGCCGTAAAGAGAATTAATAGAACTAACAGCAGGGAAATGATTTGGTCGGGGTGCGATGTGCCGTAAATGCAAACCTGTTCAACGATTGCAAATGGTAAAAATAGAATTGCTAAGAATTCTAGGAACTTCCCAAACGCTTTAGTCATATGACTTAAAACGTGATCTAACTTAGTTCTGCCGTACTCTCTTTCGTATTCTTCTTTGCTCATTTTGCTTTCTCCTTTTGAACTTGCTTGCCGTTTTCAATACAGTAATCAATCACTGATCTTCTGGCTTCGTTTACTAGTTCTGTTGTCTTTTCCGACTTCTTACGGTTTTCAAAGAACCTAACCATCACTTCACTTAGCAAGTCTTGCAAGCCTTTATAGCCAGGTTCAAATGCTACTAGTGAACCGTTATCTAGCCAGAGGTAAAATCTATAATCTTCATCGCTGGTAATGTTGAATTGATCCGGGTTTTCGTCAAACACGCCAAATTCTTTGACGATTTCGTAAACCTTCTTATTTGTAATTACTGTCATTTAAATCACCTTTTCTAAATACCTTCGCTTGGATTCTTCTGCAAAATGATCTAAGTCTTCCCGCAAATAGTACTTATTGCCGTCATCGCCAAATGGAAAAGTTGGGTCAAGTTTTCCCGTCTTAACAGCTTTATCAAGTGTGCCGCCGCTAAAGCCTAAATACTTAGCAGCATCTTTGCGGTTGAACATTTTTTGATCAATTACTTCGCCACGTTTTTTCAGTTCCTCTCTAACTACTTCTTGAACAATCTTTTCGATGATTTGTTTCAACATAGTTTGATTAAGAAGTTCCATTTTTAGTCACCTCTTTTATTAGTTACCAATTTCTTGTAGCTTTTGTCTAAAAAAATTTCTGGTGAAATTCCTAAAGCACTACTTACGGCAAAAGCAAAATCAACAGTAAACTTGCCATGGCCGTTTAAGTAGTAGCTTAAATTAGATGGCGGAATTCCCATCTTTTCAGCCAGGTATTTATTTTTGATGCCGTGACTGTCCAGATACTTTTTTAGAATTTCTGAAGAATTCGATTTTGTAAACTGTGTCATCTGTTCACCCCCTTTTTTTATCATTTAAAAGTTACAAGTAATTTGTAACTCCTTACACGTTTTATAATACTACAAATATTTAAAATTGCAACATTTTTCTACAAGTTTTTAGTAGAAAAGTACTATTTTTTTGTATTTAACTTATAATTGCTTATATAAGTACAAGAAAATAGGAGGTTTAATAATGACTGATTTTAGTAGTAAGCTCAAATACGAGCGTGAGCGGATGGGATGGAGCAAAACAAAACTAGCGAAGTACGTTGGTGTTGGGCTATCTACCTATGCTAATTGGGAGTACGGCATAGCAGAACCAGATATTGCAACTATTAAAAAGATTTGTGAAGCGCTTGGAATTTCTTCTGACGTTTTACTAGATTTAAGTGTTCAAAATGCCGCATCATCTACTAGTGATTTAGATGAAATGTTAGATGATGCCCGTTCGTTTGATGGTAAGCTGTTGGATGAACATGACAGAGAATTAGTTAGAGGAATTTTAAAAAGGATTTACAGCGAAAAATAAGGTGTTTGTCTTGGATACCAATGTTAGTAAGTTACTTAAAAAATATAAATTAAAACTGGAATTTGCCCCTTTACATTGTCCTGGCTTAATAGTGCATGGTAAAAACGGAAAACCTGATGTAATAGTAGTTAACTCTAAGCTCAACGACGATCAAGTGGAAAACGTCATTCTACATGAAATTGGTCATGCAAAAAATGATGGTGACGTTTTAGGCGACTACCAAACAAATGATAGTGCCCGCTCATGTAGCGAGCATGGAGCTAATGTTTTTTGGATTCACGAAAAAATCAAACAGTACTTTGCGTTAGGTAATGATCTTGACAGCGCAAATTGGTTGAGTATTGCAAATGCGCTTGGAACAACTGATTACTTTCAGGTGCAAGAAGAAATACATAAATATGCTTTATTGGAGGAATAATTATGGCAGGTTACATTATGTTTTTGGTAATTGGATTAGGATTAATCCCTTTTGCCTTTTGGATTGACAAAGTTAACGCAAATTCAACAATTGGCAAGGAACACCCCGAAAAATTAAAAAAGCCTTTGCATAAGCGATGGTGGATGTACCTAATCGCGGTTGTCTTAGTAGTTGGCAGTGTCGCAAATCTAGCTGACCCAGCTACTTATAGATCCAGCCAGCCCAAGTCTCACCGCTTAGCTAGTGATAAAGAAATGCAAAAGGAATATAAAAAGACGGTTGAAGACCGTGAAAATGCTGAAAGCCAAAATTTACCAGGTCAAAAATTAAATAAGAATTTGGCTAATAAAGGCGAATCTTTTTGGACAGCTAAAAACGATAAAAAAGTTCATATCTTTGCTTATGACGGCAAAGTAACGGCTATCAAATACGTTTTAAAGCCGAATATACAAAGTACTGTCACTTGTCAAAGCATCTTAGAAAAGCTATTCAACGATAAGAATTTGAAATACGGCAACGACAAGGAAAATAGCAATGATGCGTTACTAGATAACGGTTCATCTTATAACCTTTACTCGCCTGCTCGTAAAAAATGGTATTGGATAAGCTTTAGTGCGGCTGATGGTAAAGATATGGTTTCTACTTTTTCCGTCTATTCTGGCAAAAATAGTGACGCAAAATAAAAAACACCCGACCTCACTAC